ACTGATTTAACGCATGAATATAACTTGTATTTCATATCAAAGGATTGGTTTGAAGGCTTTCCGTTGCGTTCGTTAGTCATTTTTTTGCGTGGTTTTTAGTTCGTGAGAAAGTTTTTCAGAAAGTTGTTTGTAATATTGAACGGATTTTTCTAGTTCAATATGTTTTTCAGATTCGTTTTTACAGAATGAAAGAAATTTCTTTATGAAAGAATTTCCGTGAGTTTCTCTACTCCATTTTGCTGATGCTTTTTTGTTTTTTTGAATTGCTTCAAAAGAAGATTTGTAAAAAACCAATTCTTTTTTTGCGTTATTTGCGGTGTCTTCATAATAATTAAGTTTATTGATTGTTACCCTCATCCAATGCTGGAAAAACCTTGAAGGAAGTTCATCATGGATTTGCATCAAAATTGCAACCAATTCTTGATGAGTTATGTTTTTAATCATTTTGTTTTTATGCGGTTCTCCAGACCCTGTATCCGTTGTTTTCTTTACGCACAGAATATTTCCTACCTGTGTTTTTTCCTCTTTGCCAAGCAAGCATTCGTATATTACTTTCAGTAAAAAATGAATCTCCGATATTCATTTCATCCCAAGGATATTTAAGTTTTCTGTTTTTTCTCCCATCTATAATTGAAATCCGTTTATCAATTACAATTTCTGATGGAGTAATTATATTTATTCCATTTTTTCTAATATCTTCTTCCGTATAACTCTGAATGTGCTTTTTTGTTGCTTGATACAGGAACGCTGACACATCCTTTTTGGATAATGGTTTAAGTTTCGCTTGACGATTTTGCTCCATTGAAACCCCTAGCTGATAAGCCTCAATAACTGCATTTTCAAATATCCAATGGCGAGAAAAAAACGGAAGTTCTTCTTTGTATACAGAAAAGGCTCTTTGAACGATATTACTACATTCATCGTTCATCCCAACTTCGGGCCTTCTTGTCATAGATTTTTCAGTCATTACAAGTTTGTGTTGATAGTTTGATTAACTCCGCTAGAGCAAGGATTTCTTCGGTGGTAACTCTTCCATCTCAATCAATCTGTAGTGTAGGTCTTCAATCTGATTTACTATACCTTGAGCAACATCTCTATAGTGTTTAGCCTCTTTTTTATAATTGCTCATATTAAAGTGCTGGCTTGAATGCCTTAACCTTGTCCCAGGCGGCGATGAGGCGTGTAATCAATACCTCTGGAACATCCTTGAGTTTGACATTACGGGTTGTGAGTACCTTATTGGCGACTAGAAACTCAATTACATGAGAGTCCAATATGTCATCACTCCACATCATACTGGAAAGCATCTCCAGTGGGGTACTAGGAAGCTCCTTGGGAGACTCTGGAGTCTTGATAACAGGCTTTTGGACTGATTGCCTTGGCTTTACCTCATGAGTCTCATAGTCGGGATCTTTCTGCTCCTCGGTTGGGATTAGGAATGTTTGTAGCAGTGCGTACTTGTGAGCGATTGCCATTGCTTTATTGGTTGCCTTGTCTCCGCTATCCATTCCTTCGCCAATTACGGAACAAGTAATTGTGCTACCATCCTCTGCAATGAAGTTGTACCTCATTGGGAGTTGCACAAAACGGAGTATAGTTCCGTTCTTGTTTGTCCTCTCTTCAGTTACGGGAGTCCCTGCTTCTGGCAAACAAACCACACCATGCCTTGCTAGGAGTGAATGGAGTTCATTATAGACGGCATCAATACCTCTGAAATTGAAGTTCTGTGCCTGGTTTCTGCTATCCTTACCGATAGCTGTAATATCCTTCATAATCGCTACCAATTTAGAAGCGATTTGGGATTGTTGACTTTCTTGCGTTGTTATTGGTATGTTCATGTTGTTGGGTGCGTGGTTGCTCCTGCTAGAGTCTCCGTAAGGGTTAGTTCATGTCCCTTACGGAGACAACAGGAAGATTATTACATCTTCTTATAGCCCTTGTTCATCATTGAACCAGCGGCTTTTACTTTGCTGGATTTAGAAGCTGGCTTGGCCTTCTCCATCTTGCTCATCATTTTGCCTTTCGGCATTTTCTTGCTTGGCATCTTACTTTTTCCTTTTTGTTGTGGTCTTGCGACCTTTTGTTACTGGCTTTGTAGCCTCTGTCTTGATCTTGGTACGCTTTGCTGGTGACAGCTTGCGAGTATTGATCAAAGTCTCGTTAGGGAGTGCCTTGATCTGGAGAGGCTTAAACATCCCCTTCATCCGATGAAATAGTTCTTTCATAGGTTAGTTAAACAGCAGGGTTCTCGGAAGCATCCGATACAACTGGTTGGCTTTGGCAGGGGCTTTGTGAACAATCCTTCTTGTTGATCAATGCTTCGATCTCCAAGAGACGTTCCTGACTGATGTGACCTAGCTTGTTGGCTATGCCTTGTGCGATTTCGTTTAGTTCTGCTAGTGTGTGTAACATGGTTGTTGTTGGTTAATCCTCGGATGAAGTTCCAGAGGAAATTGGTTAGTGACATTTCCATGCCCTTAAAGCCTTGTTCACCCTGCTATTAGGGTCTTTAGCGGTTTTGGAACTTGTGAGTTTACTCTTTAGTCCCTTCATCCTCGCACAGAAAGAGGATTTGCGGCCTGATTCAGCTTTGGTCTTGGGATTAGGTGCTGGTGCTTTAAGATGCCCCCCGTGAGCCTTGTTATAGGATTCCCTGCCAGCGGCATTGAGTCCTCCCTTGGGATTCTGTCCAGCTTTTGTCTGCCACTTTTCGCTTGCCATAGTTATTTCTTTTTAGCGGTTTTCTTTGAATCTCGGAATGCCTTTGCAGTTGGTCGTCCTTTCTCGCCAGCCTTCCTCATCTTCTCTCCTGATCCCCTAGCAATGCGTTCTTGCTTTGCGTGAATGTTACTATAAAGTCCTGGTTTAGTCATGGCATTGTGAGTACAGCAAGTGCGATTAGGAGTGCAATCAAAATCAATGCGGCAATCGTCTTTGTCATTGTGCTGGTGTTGGTGCGTTAAAGAACTCCTCAAAAACGCCAACAGCAAATGAACTCATGCTCCTACGCTCGGTTTTTGAGGCGGCATGGATCTTGGCCTTTAGTTCCAGTGGAACATATAGTCCAAGGAATGCATTCGTCTTTGGTGCGGCGGTGATAGTAGGCTCGGCGGTGAAGGTTTCGGTAGTTTCAGTGGTTGTCATGGTTATAGTGTTGGTTCTGTTTTAGTGTCTTGCAAGACTTTTTTGATAGGAAAATAACTTGATCGAAATTTTGGGGAAGTCAAGTTCCAATCATATTCCCTGTATAGGTACATTAAAAATGCACACCAGTTAAGGTTTGGTCGGTCGCCGTTGTATTGTATTGCTCTCATTTGGTTTTTTGAAATACAAGGAAATAGCTATGAAATATCCTTGCGTGTTTTTGGGTTCCTTTTTGTGGTGATGGCATCCTGTGGGACGCTACTAGAATAAATAAATCTGCAAGTCTAAAGCCTTCGTTTTCAGCCCATCCAATCGTGTTGTAATGGGTGCTGTGCATTTTATGGTTATGGATGATGTCTTGACATTTGATGATAAGATAACCTTTCGGCCTTAATACCCTGTATGCTTCGCTAATAGAATCTCTGTAATGACCCTCTAGCTCGTTGTATGACCAGTATCCTCCGAATCTAGCAGTCATAGCTACTTTGCCATCTTTGTGATCTCTTCCTCCTTTGACATAGGTTAAAAAGGGAGGATCAAAAACTAGACTATTAAGGGATTCTTTTAATAAAGGAAGACAACGACTATCTCCCTGTAAGCATTCTGGCTTTTGAGGTTGGATGTCAAAGCATAGAATGGGTTTGGGGATATTCTTCCAGAATGATCCATTCCCATAAGTCATATCGCAATCGAATCCATCTTTACAATGGAGGTGCTGGATAGCTTTTAGGATCTCTTCTTGAGATTCATAGACGCTTTTAATCACACTCATCGTTCACACTCCCATTCATCTTCATTTTCGATTTCAATTTCAACTTCTTCTTCAAGAATCTCACGATTGCACTCTGGACATTCGTCTGGAATAAATGATGGAGGGTCTCCCAAAGTGATTGTAAGATCAATCTTGTGAGAGCATTCGGTACAAGTGTGCATTTGGTCAATTTGCATGATAGGCGGCGGTGTTGGTTGTTTCAGTTAAGGCCAAACATCTTGTCTAGGTGTTGGTCGGTTGCTGATTCTGTTACCTTTTCAGATTCTATGAAGGATTGCAATTTCTTTTTAAGGATATGCAAGTCGGCGGCGATTTCTTTTGCCCTGGAGGTGCTGATTTGGATGGTATCCAACTTGTGATGCGATGATGTTGTGATCAAATTATAGAACAAGGGTTCTATCGTCTTTACTAGCGTATGTGTTTCAGTTAATAGGTCGGCGGCGGCGGTGTTGGTTTTCATTGGTTTAGTTATTGGTAAATGCTCTGGTGATTCCTTGTGCATAGAATCTCCATGCTTTCGGGTTTCGGATTAGGCAAACTAGGTGAAGGGTTATCTGTTGCGTTTTTTTCATGCGGTGGCGGTTATTCGTATGCGGCGAAGTAATCCCTAATGGCGTTCTCTATGCTGTCCCAAGATTTTCTCCATAGGGCGGTGATTTCTACGGCCTGGTACTCGGTTACATGGTAACCAAGGAAGGCGGCGGTGAGTATTATCTGACGGGTTCATGTTCTCCTTTTATTTGTTCTCTAGGGTTGATTTTATCATTTCAATCTCTCGGTTCAGTGCTTCGCACGTTGCGATAATGCTTTCTAGGCTATCTTGGATAGTCTTTGCTTGGATGGGTTGGAACTCCTCCAGGTTAGGCTTGAAGGTGAGCGTGGTTCGTTCTACGGCGTTTCCGTACAATATATCTGCGGCGGTTTCTAGGTTCATGGCGGCGGCGGCGGTGGCTTGGTTATTTGTTGAAAACATTTGGTGATTCATTGGGGATATTTGCATATGCAAAGTGCCAGCACATTCTTTCAGAATATCGGTATTCGCTTTGCAATCTTTCAAGTTTTTCAAAGTTTTTGATTACTCCAAAATCTTTTTTGATTTGATTTTCAATTTCAGTAATCCCTTTTCGTGCGGATCTGCTTCTTTCCATCCATCGGGAAAGTTCGGGTGTTTCTAGTATTTTTTTCATAATGCGGGGGTGGTTTTAAGGGTGAAGGGTGGCGATTGCTTTTTGAATAGTGGCATAATCCATGCACTCCTGCTCGTCGTCGCTGTCTCCTTCAATATAGTGCATTGCTATTTTTAAGGCCTCCAATAGTTCGGGTGCGGCGGCAATCAAGCGAGTGGGAGGTGAATATAGACATAATTTTCCGCAATCGGTGCAAGTGTACATATTTCGTGGTTTTTTCATGTTTTTTTGGGAATTTCTGGCGTGGTTTGCGTGGTCATGGGTTTTAAGGGTGAAGGGTGGCGATTGCTTTTCCGTTGTCGAATAGGGTGTAGGGTTCTCGGGGTGCGTGGTCTAGGAATCGGTAAATCCTGTGCAGGGATTCGGCATGAAGTACGCTTTCCCCTTCGGCGTTGGTGAGTCGGTATCTCATCGATTCGGGTAGCCTGTAAGGTTGGCAAGGTTCAAAGCAAAGCGGGCGTTTTCTTTGTTCCTTCTCTCTTTCCATAGGATTCGTGCGAGGGTTTCCCTGGCATCTTGCCCGCCTTTCACGAGGGCGGGGGAAAGGGTGCGGTCGATCTTTTTCTGTTCTGGTGTAAATGGTTTCATTCGTTGGAATAGTTCATGTTAAGATCGGCGGCGGTGATCCATACTTGGTTTGATCCTGGGTGATCCTGCCAGCATTCGGCGCAACAATATGATCGGAGGCCTCTCTTGTCTCCGTGCCACCATGCTTCTAGGTTTCCACATTCGCAAGGAATCGGCGGGAGTGGTTTCGGTGCTAGGGTTTCCCCTGCAAAGTTAAAGGGCATCTCCTCGGCAGGGAAGAGGTCGGGTGTTGGTTCGGTTCGGGTTTTCATAGGTTTAAGCGTTGGGCATGGCGTGTAGCGTTCCATTCGTCCATTCGATCACTTGGCAGGGAGTGGATTTAAGGAATGCTCTGATCTTTCGGGCCACTTTGTTACGTGCCTTGTGCTGGTGATCGCTCAAGAGCAGTCGGGGATTGGTGACTCGGTTGTAAATACTAGCGGCTTTCTGTGCTTTGTGTAGTTCGTTCATGCTGTGGTTTAGTTGTTGATTTGGTGGGTTATTACTGCCGAGAGTACCGCCATGCAGGCGGTCAGGATTAGCAAACTGAATGCAAGAGCCTTAAGCATTTGCTCACGTTCAAAGGCAAGCAAGGCATCGGATTTTTTGTGGTTCATGGTTTTAAGGGTGAAGGATTAGACTTTTGTCCAGCATTCTCCTAATTCGCTAAAGTTTTTCCAACTTGTGAGAATGTGCGACCCGTAAGAAGGGCAAGAGTGCCGAAGGTTGACCCGTTTCATCTCTGGCCTTTTCTTTGCATTGTGCAGAACGGCATGGGCCTGCTCGTAGGTTTCGCAAATTATTACCAGCTTGTTTATCATATTGTGCGCCCTACCCCACCCCGACATGAATTTATCCGTCATCGTTACATAGTAGTTTCGAGTCTTCATTTTTATCTCCTTTTGGTTTTTGGTTTCTAGTCTTGGTTTCTCTCTTTGTTTGCGTGTTTTAATATATTGTCCAAGTTGTCGCGCATGACTTCACGAGCGGAAGTGATGCGAGATTGCAAGGCATCTTCAAATTGTTTCATTACAGATTCCTTGTTTATCTTTGGAAGGTTGCAGTTAATTTCTAAAAGCAAGTCATCGAAGGTGTATTCGTCAATGATTGAATATTCTACTTGATGGCTATCAAGGTCAATATTGCTCCAATCTGTGCCATATGGGTTTTCGTTGCTCATGTTGTTGGGTGTGTTGTTGTTGTTTGGTTATTCTCGCTCTTGATTGATGCGGGAAATTTCGTCATGCGCTTCGGCCATTGTTGCAAAAGCTTTTTGGGAAATGTAGTCAAGTGAAGATGTGCGGTGAACATCCTGAACGCTAGTCCAAGCGCGAGACCACTCGCAGGAGTTTGTTTTTTTGTTCAGCTTGCGGAACTTGAACTCGCAAGAATAGAGCGAGCCGTCATCACGGCGCATGATCAGCACGAAGCGCGAGGAGCGAGAGAGGGAAGCAATCGGAATCATGGAAGCACTCTAAAAGCTTCTTTTAGACACTGCAAGGATTATTTTCACAGAATCGCAATTATTTTCAGCGGCTTGAACACTAGCTCAAAAGACAACTTGTCATACAATCGATTGCCATTGCAATCTTTTGCAAACTATTTCAAGCAATCAAAAGCACCAGGCTGGAAAGATTCCAGAAAATAGTCTTGACACGTTTTATTTCAGATCAGTATACTCAAATTGCAGTGCACTTCTTTATACTGGTTTGTACTCTAGAGTAATTCCTAGCCTTGTCTCTTGTCTCTCTTAACACCTCAACTTTGAGAATGTGCAATGTTGGTTACGATCAGAATTCACTCTCTCCAGGCTCTGCCTCAAGACGACTCTCAAGCCACTATTGACGAGGTAATAAAACTCTGTCAAAGATACTCTCTCAAAATATGAAGCAAAAGCTATTAAATACTAGGCAACTTAAATTCATTAAACTAATAGCACAAGGCGAATCACAAGCCCAGGCCCACAGAAGGGCGGGCTATCGTTGCCCGACCATCGAAGGCCACGGAGCCAATGCAGTCAGGCTACTCAAAAATGAACGCATACAAAGAGGGCTTCAGAAACTCCGAGACAAGAGTTTTTCCGACATGGCTCTCTCTGCAGCCGAGAAAAGAGCCTTCCTAGCTCGTGCAGTTCGAGCCGATGCGAGTAACCCTGACCCTGATCTCGTGCAGGAACTAGTTGAGACTCACGGCGAGCATGGGTCAAGTAAAAGGGTTAAATTAGTTAGCAAATTAGAAGCAATTAACATCGATAACAAGATGGCCGGTGATAACTTCGCCGACCGCCAGGATCAGACACAGGCCAATCCGTTTCTGTTCCTAGTCAACTTCTTTTCACCATCACCTAGTGCGGCTGGCTCACCGGCGTTGCCTGGTTCACCGGCATTACCTCCCGTCCTAGATGCGGAGATTGTCCCGACCTCAACACCCTAGGATCTCCTCAGGGGATCTCTTCGGGAGGTGCCCCACCCCACCATGCCCAGCCGATGCGGGGGTTGTATACGACACTCCCCAATGAAAAAAAACCTATATCTGGAAACTTCTCTTCCTTTTAGTTTCTTTTAATCTACCAGCTAGTGATGGGTAAAAAATAGAGTAGACGAAGAAATGGAAATGGGTATAGTTGGTGAACTATGAACAAAGGCGAATTACTTATTACTTTACTGAATGCGGCAACGATTGGTCATGTGTTGCACTTGCGGAGTTTGAGCTATGCGGAGCATAAGGCACTGAATACATTTTATTCTAATCTGCCTGATCTGGTGGATAGTGTGATTGAGGCTTATCAGGGAAGGCATGGGGAGTTGATTGAGTATCCTGACCAGGTGGTTGAGTTGAGTGAGTATACGAATGCTTTAGAGTTTGTGATGTTCTTGAAGATCCTTGTTGAGGAAGAGCGTTATGTTTTGGGAGATGAATCAGAGATCCAGAATCTTGTGGATGAGATTGCGGCTTTGATTGATTCAACGATCTACAAGCTGATGTTCCTCAAGTAGAGTGATCCACGAATTTGGTAAGCCGATTCCTGTGGTTACGCCTATGGGGGATGGGTATGCTATTTATGTGGAGAGTGGTGGGATGTTTGAAAATGATATCTGGACTGTTTGTTTGAGTGAGGGTGGGTTTATAAAACATTTTAATAGTAGCCAGATAAGGATATGGCATAACGAGACATTTGGTATAAAGAAACCAAGTGTTTAGTTAATGGTATATAATTCCCCTCGTGGGTGAATATCCGTGTTTATTATAAACGCTCGTTGACATATACCTCAAGATTATACCCTTTAGGGATGAATCATGCCATATACCTCAAGATTATACCCAATCGGGTATAATGCGGTGAATAATCAGGTTAATCTCCGCAAATTCTCTCTTTGATCTGGTCGAGTTCGTCAGCTAGTTCTTGGTGATATACGAGTACGGCTTGCTTTTGATTTTTCCAAAACTCATCCGCAATTTCTATGGTTCGCGATAGTTTAGCTTTTAGCCTCTCAACCTCGGCCTCATGCTTTCCCTCATAAAATTCAGCTTCATGTGCCTTGGCTTTCCAAAACTCAACCTCGGCCTTGGTTTCTGCGAGTTCGCGTTCCAGTTCACGGGCGAAGTCGGCATCAACTACAATTTCATCTTTGTGATGATAAACCACATCCCAAATTTTGGCATCAGTTCGTGGCGTGTCGGTGGTTGATTTATTCATTTCCAAAATTAAAAACCTAAGCCAAATAAATGACAAGAAAAAATCCTAGGAGGATCAGGTCGCTAGTGTTCGATGCCGCCCCCCTAGTAAACTAGCGTTAGCCTCTCGATGCACTCCCTCATTGCCTCCTAGGATTAATGTTGGGTGGTGCTGTCTGATGGGTCTCCGACAACACATTTACCACGAGCATCGGGTTTATCGTCCCTTCCTGCTCTTGCACCCACAGCGGTTCACCGAAGATCCCCGCGAGGTATTCAGTTATCAAGGATTTATTTACAACTGACAAGAAAAAAACATGGGGCGAGATAGCTGGTCTTCGGGAAGCCCCCATGTGTCCTAAATGGAAAATTGGCACATCCCCTTGGAATCGAACCAAGCCAGCAAGATTTGGAGTCTCGCTCGCCATCCTTGGAACATTGGAATGCGATACAAATCCTATGCATTTACGGATATGTGTCAAGGTTTTGTAATTACACCTGTTCAATGTGTTGAGGCATTTTTATATTTATCATTAAAAACTACACATAAATTGTTTACTACTGCAACCTATTGTAGCGTGCGTTTTAATTAAAGCGGAGTTTTACAAACCCTACATAACCTTTCACAAATGGCAAGGTTTTGTAAACCCTATCGGGTTAAAGTTTCTATTGAATGTGACCATGTAAATACTATTGATTGCGTACTACTTTCTTTCTGTCATAAACTTACATCTATTTTTGCAACCCGCTTCTGATTTACACCAAGAATTTCTCCCAAAAGGTGCTGTGATACATTTCTCTTTTTCCTCAACTCTTTGATTTGGTTTGTCTTCATTAAAAATAATTACCACACAAAGATAGTTGTTACTATATAAAAATCATTCTGTCAGAAAAAGTGAGTAATTTTTCTGACAGATTGTTAAAAATACGGCTCCGTTTATTTAACAGATTACTCTAAATTCCACTTATAGGTGATTATCTGAGCGTCCCGTAATCAAGCTACGCTTCATTTCCAGCCTCTGAGGTAATCATGGCTACCCCTCATGGATTTGAACCATGACTCACAGAGCCAAAATCTGCGGTGCTACCGTTACACTAAAGGGTATTAAGATTTGCGTGGTCTACCTCTGGATTTAGTTGTGGTTGGTAAGTTCGCTAGTTGAACTCTTCCGTAGATTGTCTTCCTAGCTATTTCTTCTGGCAAGTTTAAAACATATGCTCGTAGTCTCATCCTTTGTTCTGGATCTATGATGCCTACCAGGATACTGAAGTCTTCACCACTAGCCGCTAATTCTTTGGCTTTCTCAAATGCTTCTTTTTGTTGTTTCATTTATAAATAAAAAGTCTTGTGTTTAGAAAAAAATCGTCTAGTGATGGAATCCTATGAAAAACCTATTCACTAAAAATACGCTTGAGAAGGCGTGTGATGAGTGCGGTGGTACGGGATCGGATTGGTATGATGAAGGTTTGGGGGAACCCTGCTGGAAGTGCCAAGGTACGGGTCATGTTGCTACTGAAGAGGGGAAAGCAATCCTCCAACTTATTGCACATCATTCCAAGGGTATTTTAGAATACGCTTAATTATTTCTCTATTCTTCTCCAGCGGTCATGCCATAGGAGATCGGATAGACGATTTGCGTAGGCTCTTACTTTCAATTCTGGAAGGTTAGGGTCAAGGATATGTATCCCTTCGTGTAAAACTATATTGAGTCTTGCTTTAATAGAAAGCCTTGGGTCTATCTCAATCTTTTTATCTGCGAATATGGCCTGACCATCGTTTCGTTCCCTACCAAGTTTCTTATCCTCCAACTTAATACGGACGGGTAATTTCATCTTGGGGAACAATTCTAAATAGACTTAACGATACGGTTGCATTGCCTACCCTGCACTTTTGGATCTTCTCTTCTAATTCTCCCAACTTAACTCTTTTTCTTAATCTTCTACGGATAGCATCTTTTCCACAAGATACTTTTCCTGATAAGTCTTGAACCGTAAACCATTCACTATCAGGTAATTCTTCTTTTAATGGTGTGTTGATTAGATTAACCACACAATTAATCATGCTCTCTCGTAGTTCAGCCTCGGATGGGTGTATTTTCTTTCGGTTCATACGAA